AACCTACATATAGTCTGTTGTTTGTGCTTGTAACCCACTCGCAGAATCTCTGCCAGTTAGTGGCTTGGCTTTCTCTTGTTACTGAGATAGCTGCCATTAGAATACACCGGGGATGATGTTTCCTGTTGTTACGTAGGCTCCTACAGCTGCTACGAATCCGAGCATTGCTGCCCAGCCATTAAATCTTTCTGCTTCTGGTGTCATTAAAATATTCCGGGGATGATTTGTCCTGTAAAAAAGTATGATCCTACTGCTGCGATAAAGCCTATCATAGCAAGGCGACCATTAGTTTCCTCTGCAACGTGCCATTGGTCATCGTTGTGATTATGGTTTGACATAATTCTTGGGGGTGTTTCGTTTGCGAATAAGTTTTCGGGTGACATTACTTTTTCTTGGTTTTACGTTTGTAAGGTTTTGCTGTTTTCGCTGACTTCTTAAAAGCAGCGGCGGTGGGAGAGCCCTTAGAACCCACCTTTCTCATCTTCTCGCCAGAGCCAGCGGCGATCCGCTTTCTCTTGGCGTGAATGTTTGCATACAATCCTCTTTTTGCTGCCATGTTAGTAGCCCTTTTTCTTTATGGGCTTTTTCTTTTTCTTAGCCATTACTTACCTACCATTTTTTGTGCTTTTTTGTGAGCTGCTGTAAAAGATTTACCAGCTCTCATTTCTTTACGCATCATAGCCATATGTTTAGCGGTGTGATGCTCGGCATGTTTTTTAAGAGTTGCTTGTTGCCTTGGTGTTAATGTTGCCATTATACTTTCTTAGGTTTTTTAGGTCTCAACACTTTATCTACGTTGTCTAGATATTTTTGATTTAGTCTTTTTCTTCTTTGCTCTTCAGTTTCAAAGAGTGATCTACTTTCAGCCAGTAGTCTTTGACCTTGAGAGTTTGTTTCATTTCCAAACTCATCTATGGTATTGTTTTTAAGTTTTGCCATTAGCACTTCCATTTACGTAGGGCAAGAGCCTTACGAGTAGGCTTGCCGTTTGGTTTTTTCATTGGTCCTTTTACACCTTTCATTCTAGCACAGAATGAGCGTTTGCGTGGACCTCCTTCCGGCTGTGGAGCCTTGAGGTTAGAGCCGGTAGCTCTATTGTATTTTTTTCTACCGGCTGCTGTCAGTCCCCCAGTACGGGACTTGTGTTTTCCCATCTTGAGGCTGACATTCTTTTTCTTTACTGCCATTGCACTAAGCTGGTCTGGGACCTTTCTTTTTCATCTTGTTTAGTTTAGCCCGCTTTAGCATAAGAGAATCTATTATCTTATCTTGACTAGGTGTTGTTTTAGTTTTACCTAGGTCAATGTCTGTAACGTCACTTCTTCCTCTACCTTGATAGTAGGAATCTCCGGGACTTGAGATACGATTTCCCATTATTAAAATCCTAAATTGTTTGATCTTTCTAGTTTTTCGATAACATCTTGCCTGTAAGCTGGGTCGTTATCGTACCTTCTATCACTCATAGCTGCTACTAATTCAGCTTGGCTACGAAAGACATCTCCTTTTTCTGGAGGGGCTGTTTTACCTGTAACCATTCTACCTTCTACTCCATTAGCTTTATCATACTCTGCTTTTAATCCAGCAACTGCAAGCTTGATAGCTGCTACACTACCAGAATTTACAACCTCATCAAACGCATCTGTCTGTGCATTATTAAGATTATTTTTTGCCCAGTTAACTACGTTTGCATAAGTCTGATCTCCACCAACTGACTCCTTAATCTCAGAGATCTGAGCTTCAGATATATCAGCGGCTTCGGTTTCTGCCTGTGCTGGGTTGCCAGAGTTTAACTCCATGTAAGCTTGAAGTAAATCTGCACTAGACATTTCCGAAAACTTAGCTAGAGTCTCATCAGATAATTTATTATCATTATCATAGTACTCTTTCTGTGCATCTGTTATAAGACTAGCACCTTCGGAAAGTTTAGGTTCATCAGTCTCCTCATCTTCTGCACTAGCTGTCTCCGTATCGTCTGTATTGTTTTCACCTAGTTTAGATTGTAACTCCATGTAAGCTTTTTCAAGCTCTTTTGCATCTTTATATTTACCAGCTAATAAGTTTTCTTGTTCAGCTACTAGCTTTTCACCAACCTCCAGAGAGTCCTGTTCCTCATCGGTTAGGACTTCTGTTTCTGGTTGAGTATCTGTAACTGTATATGTGTTTGTCTCTGCCATTTACTATTGTGGTGGTGCTATGTTTTGTAATACTTGTGCTGCTTGTTCTGCTACCTGTGGATTCTTCTGTGGATCCATTAGTGGTGTGCCTGCAAGCTGTCCAGTCTGTTCTACAAGAGATTGCTGTACTTTATCTTGTTGTAAGATTGCCTTATCTTGTTGTAACTGTTCTGTAGACTTAACAAGATTCAACACGTCAATACCTTGTGCTGCTGCTAATCGTTTAATAGCCTCGCTTGGATCAATGTATTTAATTAAAGCTTCTGGTCCTAATGTTTGAGCAATAGTCCCGATGAATCTAGTCAAGCTCTCGTTATCCTGTCCTCTACCGAGTGAGTTAATACCAGCTACTATCTTAGGTCTAACGACATCTTTAGGTAGTCTTGGTATTTGATTTGATCTCTGAAGTATCAACAGAGTTCTGTTAAGGTAGGGTACTAAAAACTCTACCGTTAGTAAACTGAACAGACCGCCAAGCGATTGTTCTAGCTCTAGCTGTGTAAGGCGTACCTCTTCAGCTGTAACTCTTTCAGCGTTTCTTACGTTCATAACTAAGAAAGCTTCGAGTATTCTTTTTTCTATAGTTGCTGCTAGTTGTGCAGCTGTAGCAAAGTCTGCTGTCTTACCGACTTGCACGACTCCTACGTCTTCTGGTCTACCCTGTATGATAGCTCCGTTACCAGCCTTGGCAAGAGTTCCGGGCTTGGTTGTTGCAGATGGTGACACAAGAAAGACAACTTTACTTGCCACACTTGCTCCCTCTACAAGAGCTTGAGATAATCCTTCGAGACTTCTTAGATCTCCAACGAACTCTTCTACTCTACCACGTCCGTAGTCCTCTCCATCTACTGTATTGAATCGAAGCACTAACCATGGTGATGCGTTCTTCGGTGCTGTGCTCTGGCTACCTTCTAGGATCATACTGTCCACTTCTTGATGCCATCTCCAGTTACCGCTGCTATCATCCATCTTAACACAGGTGTATACCTCAGCGTCGTCTTCTGTAGCACCATATTCGCCGTTTGGCTGCTCGTTAGGAGGGGGTGCTATACCCAAGACCTTACGATTTACTAATTCTTTTGTTAGTATTTCTATTACGTTACCATTACCATCTCTTTCTACAACGTATCTGTTTAATGGATAATGTTTTAAACCATCCTTGCCCATAAAAATAAGAGCATTACCAGATACGATGAGATGTTTTAAAGCTTGATGTACTACAACACGATCACTGGATGCAGCAATGTAATCCATAATCAACCTTTCTATTTTAGAGAAAGATAGATCTAATTCACTACGCATCTGTGGATCAAGTGTCTCTCCTAGCTTATCGTCTCTTACCTGTAGTTTAAAGAAGGCTGTCTGTGGTGGTAGTATTGCAAGCATAAGTTTAGCTGCAAGTGTTACGACTGCCTTTGCTCCCACTGACTGGTAGGGTTGAAGAAGAGTTTTCTTGCCTTTAGAATCATCATCTTGTCTAACAAGGTATGGTAAGGTAAGTTCAGAACACTCAACAGCTGTATCTAAGAACTGAGTTCTGCCAGATGATAGTTGTGAGTATCTTTCCTTTGCCTTATACATTTAATCCTCCACTACCTCCGGCGGCTTCTCCTCCGGCTCCTGTGTTTAGATTAATTTTTAGAGCATCTGTACCTTGTCGCTTTGCTTGACCTCTAGTGTCTTTTTTTGCTTCTCTACCTGATCCTGTGCCGTATTGTACATCAGCGATATCTTCTGGATCTACCAACTCTTTTTTACCGGGAAGCTGTGACTTACGAACTAAGTCTGGCTGTCTAGGCTGAATAGGAGCTGGTGCAGGCAACGGTGTTGGGTTGCTTGGTCTGCACATATTATTCGTTTAAAATAGATTTAACATATTGTACCACTTCCTGTTGTCCAGAGCGATACATGATGGAGGCTAAGTCCTCCTTGGGGTGGACAGGATACCAAGCGAACTTGGATTCCAAATCCTCTACTAACTTCTCAAGTTTCTCTGAATGGAAACTAAGCGTATTGAGGGAGGTTGGTGTTTGCATGTTCAAAGAACGCTGGCATGCGAGCTGCTTTGGTGTCAGAAAACTGTGGGGCTTTGCCCTGATACATTAACTGATCGCTCGCATCCAGCCAAAATTTTTTCGCTAAATATTTATCAGTATTGTTTTCTTTTAGGGGTTGTAGTACCCATTGTATAGTTGCCTTCCGAAGCTTATCCAAAGAAGAGCTAGGAACAAGACCCAACTCAGCACATACGAGACTATTTGTCGCAACGTGTATCTGTTCATCTCTGGATATATCAGCTGATACTGTTCTGAGAGCAGCATCACCAAGAAAGCGAAACATAGGTAATAGAACAAAGAATATAGCTCGTTCTGCAACGAGAGCTTTGGTAATAGTGTGGTCAGGGTGTGTAATCCAAGCATCTCTTAACCTCAATGCTTCGAGTTCGGCTTGGGGATCAGCACCATGGGCGTCAACAATGTAGCCCAGAGCGAGATCATGTTTGATCTCATCTTTAACGTTTGACTCAAGAAGTGTCCTCGCTGCTGACGGTACGGTCCTCTCC